CGTTATCCGATGCTTCTGCTTTAATTAAAGCTAGTTCAATCTGTAATTGTCTGTCTTTTTCTTTATCTATACCGACTTGTTGTATCTGCTGTTCTTGAATTTGAGAATCTTTAGCTGCCTGTTCTTGTTGAGCTTGTTGTTGAGCTTGTTCAAGTTCTTTTTGAGCATTTTCAGCCCTTGTAATCTTGTCTTTAAGACCCGTGTAGTTCTCAGTATCAAATAAATCAAGCACAGCGCTTGCAGGAGTCCCATTCTGAATCATAGACTGAGCCAATCCTTTAGCTTGTTCTAGTTTATCTTGGTCTCTTCCTGCGTCAGATACAAATACCCCGTACTCACTCTCCATATGTTGAAACGCATCTAGTTCTAAGAACTGTGTGTTTAAATCTGGCATCACGTACATTGCCTTTTTGCCAGTAATCCACGCTTCTTTAGAATAATCAAGAAGGCCTTGGAGGTCTCTTTGTTCAAACCGTGAGTATTTGCGGAAAATATCTTCAGTAATGTGCGATGACTGAACAATCGCTTGTTGTGATGTTGCTTTTCCTTCATAAGTTCCTATACTTCCTTGACGTTGTCTGTTTACCCCAGAAATCTTCTCCCACTCCTGCATAATAGACTCAAGTAGTCCAAGATATTGATCTATAGTCTTAATAGACATATCAAGTACTGACTGATGCTGCGGAGATAGTTGAATTCCTTCTTTGTTGTAATCTACCCAAGCAATTCCTGTCCCTTCTACAAAGTACATGAATTTATCCATGTCCCACTTCTTAGGGATCATGTTAATATCAAACTGTGCAATAATATCTTTAGACCTGGCAATAGCTAACTCCATACGATACTTAAAGATGTTGTAGTTAAGTTGAAATGGGATACCTAATGAAACTAATGATATGTTTTCTGCATTTATATCAGAGTATTTCCTTCCGTTAAGCGGTAGTTTACATGTAGATGGGTTATCTAATGATGTACGTTGATTTGATATAGGATTTATTCTTATAAAAAATCTACCATCAATCTTTGTTCCTTCCCATACTTCATTTACCCACTCGTACTTAATTTTAGCCCCTCTTTCTTTCATATCAGGAGGCATTTTATAGCCTTCTTCTACTTGAATCATCTCCATCATACCGGTATTCTCATCGATATACTCAACAAACCCAATACGCTTTCTACTTTTCCAATACACAGTAACTACCTCTATTAGTCTGTTACGTGCTATGTTAGAATCAGCACTTGAAGACTCTGACCTGTGTAACAGGTAGGACTCAGTAGACGAATTCTGCGGATTTTCAAGCTCAAGAACTTGTTCTGGGGTTAAATAGTCCCCAAAAGTATCTATAATAGTAGATGCATGACAGAATTTACGTATGATAGCCCAATCACCATCTTCTACGAATTCTATATCCGGATCCTTATCATAATCAATGTCTAATGGGTTTAGTATCTCATAAAAAGGTTCGTTACGTCGAACTCCTTTATGTGAATACACCTCTCCTGTTATTAAGTAATGAAAGAATCCTTTTTGAAACTTATCATACACTTCTTCACTATGCATAATATAATTAATAGCAGCTTGTCCTGTAATTGCTCTATTATCTACGTAACTGCGATCAAACTCTTCTTGTACTTGTTTTGGGAGCGTTACTTCTTGCTCCTCCATGTTAAAGTCAGGTTGTTTAGCTAACTCATTCATGTACATCTTTTGTACCTGAAGAAGTAAAGCCTGCTTTTTAGCATCTTCTTTCTGAGATACAGAGTCTGCATTCTTTACTGTAACTGTATAATTTAACGGACGTTTAGATTTCTCCCCTAAGAGAAGATCAATAACCGGTTTAATTATTGGGTAGTTACGAAGTTTTGATGGGAAGTTTTGCCGTGTTTTACCGTAAGGCTTGAGTACATATTTGTAATCTGACTCATCAATAGTACCATTGTAGTACTCGTATAGAGATTTAAGTCTATCTCTTCGTTCACTTAAACCGAACTTTGAAAGGTTTAAAAAAGCGTCTACACAATCCTCTCTCCACTTCTTTGTTTTCTGTTTAAGCGGTATCCGCTGTTTTGGTATTTGGTGAGTCCCGTACATTCTTACAAAATTACTTATAAATACTATTAAACCATTGATCGGCAGATCTATCATCTATAATTTCTACTACCTCTCTATTATATAACTCTCGCGTATGATACATTCCAACCATAAAGGCCATTACTCGGTCAAAGTTCCCCTTATGGTTAAACTTAATTAATTCCTGTAATAAAGCAGAGTCATATATCTTATGCAGATTAAGTTGAGTGTTCCCATCAGCATCTGTATGCCTAGGTGTAATCAACCAGTCTCTAATATAAAGCTCTCCTTGCCGTTTACGCTGTTCTGTCATATGCATTCCATATTGACGTCTTACGTTTCTGGATCTAAGTTCTCTTTTATCCAGCATCTCAAACTCTTCCTGTAGCTTATGTAGCTTGCGATATCTTTTCGCGTAAGCAATAAGCTCTCCACGGTCATTCTCGAATCCAATTTTGGCGTTATAGTACTCTGCCAACATAAATAGATTGCGGTTGTACTCATCCTGTGTTTGTGGTCTCCCGACATAGCTAGCTACAATTATATCATCCGGTTTGGACAAATTATTAGGTCTTTTAATAACATAGGCCGCTCCCAACGATTCATTAGATACTGATTTAGATTGAGCGTACGGATCATGGCACACAAGATACAAATTATGTGGGACTTCTCCTTCTTTTGTTTTATAAGGAGATTCATACACTACTACAGCACCTATTGTTTTATCCCCCTTTCTATGTGGGAATTTATACACAGGTGTAGCTGATTCAGACGGTCGAAAATTAGTTTTCCCATCTTTATCATGATACATTATTCCTGCAGTTCCCTCAGACTCAAGCCCGTGGACTTTAATTTTGTTGTACTGTTCTTTAAGAGAAGTGACATCAAAAAGATTTGCTGTGACTTGTAATGTTGCCTCCTGCGGCGTAAACGGATGCTCCGCTGTATATTGGTCAAGTGCCTTCGGGTCATTTGCCCCTTTCTTTTTTTCCCTTTGTTTCTCTTCATGTTGTTTTGCTTCGCCTCTTAAAGAGTTACCGTCTTCATCTATAAACCCGTCTAAGTTTTGTTCTATAGGTACAAAGTACCCACACACAGTTCCCATAGCACCTGGATCCCAATTGTTTGCAAAAGAAAGACAATCATATGAGTCAGGATGATAAAATAACTCATCCATTCCATCAAATCCGGAACCTTCTTCACCCCCTGTCCCAAATGCAATCATAGTCCCAAGTGTTTTTGAACCTTGACGCATTGTAGGCATAGCTACTTCCCAAGCTTTAAGTAAACCCCCAAAGGAACCGGCTTCCTCAAAGAAAATAAGATCCCCAGCTTTACCACGGACTTTGTCAGGATTATCTTTTAAAGACACGCCTATTATTTGTGTCTTCATCCCAAGTTCTACATCTGCCCCGTTTACATTCTTTTTGTAACCAGACATCTTAAACATCTCTCGGTCCCTTAACCTAGGCTGAGTCCATGCAGTGTTATCATCAATAAAACTTAAGAACTCCCAAGCTTTTGACAGTAGCCCGTCCCCAATTAAGTATTCTTTTTGAGATGCAAAGACGTAGTTTTTACTATTACGTATGTGAAAGTAGTTGCGAGCAAGCATAGATCCTGCTTTGTATGAGAAACCTTTACGTCTGGCTTTAAGAACTACCATATGTTTGTTTTCTTTCCGTGCTCTATCTATCGCATGAAAGTATTCGTGGTCTCCATCATAAAAAGCAGGAAAGGTTCTTTCCCTACGTGCAATCTTTGTCCCGTCTTTCATAACGTCGTCTACAACCCTGTCTATGGGGCAAAAGTTTAAGTAGAAGTAATGATATCCGGTTATATCTAAATAACCATCTAAACATTTTTCTTTTTCCCCGTCCCAATAGTCGTAGTATTCCCTAGTCCCAGGTATAGCATCTGTATAGAAGCCTTTCTCTAGGTATGAATTTGCAGCCGGGGAATATTTAGCACTGTCCTTAAACATTAATGAGAATACTTATTAGTAATTACCCCACCCCTGTTTGGGTTATCTTTTTGTTGGTGCTTTTGAACTATACTTTCCAGCTCGTCTAATCCGTTAACTACTTTACTCATGTTTGATAGATTAGCAATCAAGTCTTTAGCGTGGTATATAGGTTTACCGTGATCGTCAAGTATCTGCAAATCTATTGTTCTAAAGTATTTTTCTAACTTAGTTACAGATGCTCGTGCAGATTTAAGAAGTTTAATAGCAGATGTTTCTGATAATGTTTTGTACTTCTTTATTGCCCCATGAACTTTGGGAGTAAACTTAACTTTTAAATCTGATGAAATCTTATTAGCTTTTTCTTCATCGCTGTAAACAGCATACGGAGATCTATGGTCCGTGTAGAAGTATGTAGCTGCAAGTTCTTTCCCCTTTAAAGTTTTAAACTCTTCAATAGTAAGTGCGTAAGCGCTTGGGAGTACTACATTATTACTAACTGTTATCAGGTCCCTCATTCTTTTGTAAGTATTTAAGTCTTCCTTCTACGACGTGAAATTTTCCTAAGTACGGGAGACGTATTGCATCAAACTTACCTTTTTTAATTACAGAGTGTGTGTATTTAAATTGGTGGTATACTGCTTCCTCTACTTTTTGTATTGAGAGTTCGTATTTAGTTGCTAGCTTTTGTATTATTATCCTTTCTTGTCCCACTTGCATTCTTTTTTAATTTAATT